GGCGAGACGCTTGTTGAAGTCGGCCTTGATGGCTTCCAGATTGACCTTGGCTTCCTTGCCGCCCTTCACTTGCCCGAGCAGTTCGGTGAACTTTTCGGAAATGATGTCCGGCAGCTTGCCCACATCATCACCCACCTCGATACCGGCCTCGGCCAGCTTCGCAGCGATGCCGTCAATCACAAGGCGGCGCGCGGCATCCTTGGTATTGTCGTCCTTCTTCTGCTTGCCGAAAGTGGTGAGCTTCTTGTTCGCTCCGGTGTAGGCCTCAGCCAGCGGCTTGATGTCTGCCTTGAGAACGAAAGCACCAGCAGCCTTGTCCTCTTCGTAGTATCCCCGGAAGTTCTCGGGCACCAAGTCGATGGTGTCAACCGAGCCGTTCGCAATAAAATCCCAGTCCATTGTCATAGTCTCCTGTTTTGTTTTTGGCGTTAACCATGAACCTACAGGAGACTATGTTGTCGTGTCAAGCCCTTAGTCGTTACCCGTACCGGGCGCGAGTTGCATGCCCGCCGTGGGATTGCCCGCATCTTTCTCAGGCATCAGGACTTCGGTCGGGTCGATGACGACTTCCGCATCAGGAATATCCCAAGGCCAGTCCCAGTCGTAGATGCCCTTGAGCGGGCGCCGGGTCTTCTTGTAGCGGAGCTTGGCAGTGCCCTTGCCTTCACGCAGTGCCTGCTCAATCTTCTCGGCGGTCTGCGAGTTCCATGGCAGCAGGTAATAGACAGGTGGGCCATTCATCATGTCCAACAGGACATAGATGTTCTTGCCGGTCTCAGGCTTGTAGCCAAGGACGATTCCTTCTTCAGGCACGTTGTAGAACATGGCGGGCTTCGGCGTACCCGTGGCCATTGCCAATGTCATGTAGACTGCCGGGAACCCGATGAAGAATGCCACGATAGCCAATGGCCGATAAATGGTCTCCGTCCGCGCGTGGGTGATGAGCCACGCCATTGCGCCGAACATGGTGAGCAGGGTGAGTGCTGAGAATGCGTGTCCCCAAGTCATCTCTGGATACCTCCATTGTTGTACCAGCCGGGGACATTCAAAATCCCCTTCTTCTCGATTTCCTTGTTGCCGACGAGCTTGCGATAGACGTTGTTGATGCTGCTCATCGTGACATCCCCATTCTCATCTACGATGAAGCGGACGGCAGTCTTCTCCTGCCCGTCAGCCTTGAGGACGACCTTGGTGACCACGATGTTCTCGATAGAGTCGTTGCTGTACCTGTTGCGCTTTGAGACTCCAACGTCTACAGTCATGGGGAATGTAGCGTTGACGCACCTGAAGCACTGGACGTTGATGATGTACTCACCCGGCACCACGCCGCGCGTGAAGGCATCCTCGTAATTGATGGGGGTGGCATCGGGAAGCTGGCCACGGTCGTCACGCAGCAGGTTCCAAATAATGCCAGCCTTATTGCTGTACCCAACAGGGCCGGGCTCATCCGGTCCAATCATCCACAGGTCCACGTCCGTGTCACCGTTCGGCCAGACAATGTGGGCGATGATGTCGCCCGCTGCCTTGGCCTCACCCTTACCGGAGTCAGCCTTGGGGTTGAGGTTCGCAATCATGATGGCCACGAGAATAGCGAACATGGCCACCACGATAAGCGAGTAGGCGCGGAAGAGAAGGTAGGTGCTCTTCACAGGCTGTCCTCCATGATGTCACGGGCCAATGCTTCTTCCTCCATTGCCGCCACGAAGTCCGCCGTGTACTTGATGACGGCGTAGTTCACCTCGGTCCACAGGGCCAGCATGGCGCCGATGAGGGTGGTGCTGATTTCAATACGCAGGCCGGTGATAAGCTGGACGCCGATGATTTTGAGCCCATCCACACTGTTGATGTTGCCGGTGTTGATGCCGGACAGGGAAATCATCAGGCCGTACAGGGTGCCGATGAGACCGAGAAAGAGCATCCAGCCAGCCGCCCGCTCAATCCACTCCATCTGCTTGATGCGAAGCTCGCCGGTCCAATCATTCAGGTAGACACGTTCCCCTGTGATGTTATTGGAGGCGGTGTTCATTTCCTTGGCCTTGAGCCATGTGCCGAGCCATACCAGAATGAACAGGCTGGCCGTGGCGTAGTTCAGGTTGGTTGTGTCAGCATGGAACAGCTTAGTGAACCAGCCGGACTGATAGTTCGTGACGCCGAGCCAAGCGGCAGCCAGTGCGTTGAGCAGCACAAGCTTGTAGAGCAGGATATTCTTCACGGGTTTCTCCTTTGGTTACCAACGGGGAGGGGGTGGCGCGTTGCGCGCTGCTTCCTCATACTCAAGACGGAATGCATCATCCGTGCCAAGTTCACGCTGAAGCTGAGACAGACTGACATTCGCGCTCTGCGCACATGTCACATCAGGGAAGCCCCGGCTCTTGGCGATGACAACTTGCTTCTTCCAAGTCTTGATGAGCATGGACTACCTTTCGATTTTGACTTGTCCAGTATCGCGGACGTTAACCGGCTTAGTGTCCACTACCGTGGGCGTTATGTCAATCATATTCTCCTTCTGAAGAGCCAGCGTTCGGGCAGCGCGCTTCTCCCATGCGTCCGGGTCCATGGCACGAGCGGGCAGCATGGCCACGCCGTGGTTGATGTTGCCGGTGATTTTGACTTCACTCTGCTCGCCATACTTGTCGCGCATGTTGGCCTTATACCAGAACTGCGTGAGGCCTGAATCATATACACGCTTGTATCCACAGATGGCACCTTGATAGTAAATCGCTTCCAGTACACCGTCGATGGCACGGTGCCTGATGGACTCCTCGGCTTCGAACTGGTAGAAAATGTCCAATGCCATATTCCAGTTCGTGTCGAAGTCTGGATACATCCCCCGTGCCTTGGTGAGCGCACGGGGCGACAAGCTCACCTGTGCAGCAGCCTTCTTCACACTGCCGGTCTTGGACAGGATGTGCAAGAACTTCGACCGCTTGGCGCGCGCCTTGAGGTCCCACTGGTTCGGGTCACGCTGACCGACAGGGTACTTGATAACCCACTCGTCCTCATCAGCGCGACTGACGCGCAACTGCGCTTCATCATCCTTGTCAATAGGGACGAGTCGTGCGGGGACCGTGGGCTCCATCTCCCACTCTTCATCTTCCCAAGGGTCTCGGTCACTCTCAGGTACTGGTTTCGGCTTTCTTGCCATCTGTCTTCGCCTTCTTCTTCACGGGCTTCTTCGCGCCCTTCTTTGCACTGTTGTCCACATTCGCGCCAGCGGAACCATCGACGTTCATCCCCGTAGCGAACGGAGACTCAATGGTCGGTTCCTTCTCAAGCTCCGTGATGTTCTCTTCGTTGTTGAAGTCATCAGCCAGAGCACCACGGCGCTTCATCTCATCGGTGAAGTGCTTGCGCGACAGGTCGCGGTTGCGGCGGGCTTCAGCCAGAACACGCATGTCGGCGTCCTTGACTTCTTCCGGCCCGAAGTCGGTGGTGATGAGAACCTTGCCATCGAACTTCTTGTCTTCCCAGTCAGCCGTAATTTTCAGGGCCTGCTCGACGCAGTCGATGAAGCGGATGGTCATATCCTGAAGCGGTGATGTTGCTTCGGCAGAGTCGAGGGCGCGGGCCGTGGCAGTGCTGCCGCCCGGACGCTTGCGCAAGAACTCCGCACCATACGCGGCCATGTCCTGCTCCAGCTTATCGAGGTCATCAGCACCTGCCTTGATGGCCTTGCCGGTATGCTCGACGTAGTAGAACTTGCCGTTCTCGGCGCGCGTGGCCAGAAGCTGACGCGGACCAATGACCATGACATCGTTGTTGGGTGTGTCGTGCGCGCCGCTGACAGCGAGCATCGGGAAGCGCGCGACCGTGAGGATGTTGCGCTGGTCGGACATGGACTGCCAGTGCGCGATGTTCAAATAGGCAAGGTCTTCCAGCGGTGGCTTGCCCGTCATCGGGCCATCGGTGTTGGCATAGAAAGTCACCCACGGGATGTATGCCAGCGCGGTCTCTCCACCGTCGATGTAAACCCACACGGACTTCTTGGTCTTCGGGTCGAAGCGCTCTTCGTAAAGGGTCCACCAGCCGGGTTCCAGAACTCGAATGCGGTTCACCACATGCTCAGCGTAACCGTCGCGCTGAATCTCCGTCTCCCAAATGCGGATGTGAATCGGCTTGACCACACCGTCCACTTTGGCGAAGGCCATGAACAGCACGTTCTCCGGCGAGATGAGTGTCCAATAGGGGCGATTCTTCTCGGCCAAGTCATCGGCCAACGTGCGCGGAACCGTCATGTCCACACGCGGCATGTCGATGAGGATGTGGGCGAACGACTTGGCGATACCTTCACGGAACCACTGACGGCAGAAGATGCCGATTGCATTTCCCTGAAGGTCCACGTCCTTCAGAAACTCTTCCATATCCGGCGCGTTCTCCACCTTGACCGGGTCAGAGAAGGGCTTGCCGACCAACGACTCCAGCGTAAGCTCGGTCATGTTCAAAAGGGTCGTGGTATTGAGGCGGTCGTTGTAGTTGTTGTTGGACTCGTGCGGATGCTGAGGCAGGTACTCTGTCCGGGCGGCGCGCATGGCCGAGGTCCCGCCGAGCAGGGTGCTAATCATCTTCCACTTCGGGAACATGTAGTCATACGCCGCACTCGTGGTGCTCGGGTCCTTGCGCTTTTCATCAATGCTGGCCACGGGTTACTCTCCTAGCTGATACGAAATCTCTGCTGCTATTAACACATTTCGAGGTCTTGTCACACCCCATTTAGAAGCTCTTGCGCCTTGGGCGGGTCTCTTTCACTCCGAACGGTCTTCCGATACCTTTCACCCGCTTCTTCTCAACCCCCGAACAAACCCACCCCGGAAAATTCGAGGACCTGAAACGATACACGGCTGCTTCTCGGGTTGACCCGTGTGCCTCTCCCGCTGCCTTTACGGAAGGGTACGGTATTCCGTCCACGAAAACCTCTTTCCTATTCTGACCGAGCTTCGCCCTCCACTCAGGACTCATATTCCTACCCTTGAGTGCAGTGCTGATTTTCTTTGCCGAAGATTCCGCCACAAGCGTTCCACCCGGAGAGGTATTTCTGCCCTTCGGCGCGAGTGTCCCGTATGTCTTGATGAACTCAGTCTCCAAAACTCTGAGGGTGTGAGGGTCTTTGCACGAGACAAGCATCTTGAATTTCACAGTAGCACCATGGACACGCAGACCCTCTGCAACCAGAGTGTCCTTACCCCAACGAGCATGCCCATAGTGGTCACGCCTTCTTTTGTTCAAAGATTTCTGCGTCAGGCCCACATAGTTTAGGCTATCAGGAAATTCAATCAGATACACACCGGGTAATTCATTGATATTGTTAATCAAAAATTACGTCTCCACATTCCGGGAATCACCCAGTTCAGGCGGTAACGGGTCATGTCACCCAAATGGTCCTCATACTTATCCGGCACATCATCCGGGTCCACCTTGTCGCGTGGCATGGTGGGGACGTAGGTCAGCCAATACTTGCAACGCTGGCATACGAACATCCCCGGCTTCTCACGTGTGCCGTCACGGCTCGGCTTGGCCTGCGTCAGCCGTGAACGCAGCATCTGCCAGCCACGCTTGCGCGAGCCCGGTGTCTTGTCAGCGCGCTCCCAGTAGACGCCTTTGTCCATCATGTCGTCGGCTGGCGCGCGCCCGGTGCCGCGAGAGTCCTTGCTATAGATTTCGGTATCGGCAGGCCCCGGCATCACGCGGCCACGGATGCCCATGTCGTCTTCGCGGTCGAGGATACCCTGTGCGATGTTGCCCGCTTCCATGCGGACGCCTGTCTGCTCTTCGCCGGTCGTGCCGTACCACTCATCGAACAGAATGAGGTCACCACGGATGCGCCCATATTCCTTCCCCTGCCATTTGATGGGTTCGCCCGATGACTCCAGCCACCAGCCGACAGCGAAAGGATGAGACTGGCCGTGGTCATAGGCGCGGGTGATGCGCCATGACCTCGGAATGACCTTGGCAGGGAAGTCCGGCAGGACATGTTCCTTGGCATCCCACAGGTCGTCCACCATGCCGCCCGCGTTCACATCCCATGAGCCTTCAATCCACGCGGCAGCCTGTGCCGGGTTGGTCGCGGCCTGCATGATTTGCTGAGGATAGTTCGGCGCCGTGTGCAACAGCAGGAAGTTTTCAGACAAGTGACCACGGATAGCCACCCGCTTGACCTCACCGGGATTGTGGATAATCTTCGAACGGAAGTGGGGCAGCTTGAAACGCTTCTTCACCCAAGAGTGGCCGACCCCATACGGGTTCGTGGTCGCGCGAATGCGGCAGGGCACACCCGGCGCGGTCGGTCGGCAGCAGGAGAACATCAGCTTGTAGGCCTTGTCATTATCCCACTGAGTAAGCTCTTCGAAAGCAATCCAAGGATACTCGTGACCATGGTATCCTTCGTAGTCATTCTCATCCAGCATATGCCTGAGCAACAACTGCTCGCCGTCCGGCCACACGCAAGCGTAGTCAGCCTTGGACTTCTTGAACTGGAATCCGGGGAACACCTTGGGGTAGACTTCTTCGACCTTGCGCACCACGTCATCAAGGTCACCGTAGGTGCGGCGGAACAGGATGCCACGCCACGCTTTACCGAAGCCTTTGCCGACATCCGCCGCAAAGTCCATGAGCAGCGTCATGGTCTTGCCGGGGCCGCGCGTTCCTTCATAGAGGGTTTCGAATGCCGGTGATTCGAGGAAGTCATACTGGGAACCGGGCAGCGGCAGCCAAGCAGGCTGACGAATAATTTCCCCGTTGGCGTTGACATGGTACGGCTTCCAGAGGCCGATGCCATCCGGTGTTGACATGAGTCTCCAGACGGCTCTGGTGCCATCCTCAACTTGCCACACTTCCTTTTCTTCAAGCACAACGGGGATGAAGTCTTGCGTCATCGTTTTATAACTCCTTCTTATTGAAGGAGTATCGGGGATGGACTACCCTGTTGTCAACCCTGACTTCTCCGGGTGGAAAAAAGTCGGGGTGTTCATATTGGCTCACCCTCAAGAACAACCCCGAAGGAGTTGGACGATGACAACGGTCAGAAGTTTGCATACATTCTTCGGACAGTCAACCCCCCTACTTACCAATATCCTGC